TAATTTTAGAAATGGATCATCAAAAGATAAAAATGGATTTGTAATTCAGTTTTATCACGTGCCAACAATTCGCAAATCATTAGAAAAGAGCAATCTCTTAAGCCATGCTACTTTTAAGGCTTTTATTACATCTTTTAGCGATAATTTTAAAATAAATTGGAACGAAAAAGAAACGATGGGACGCATGGATTCAATCCAAACATTTAAAAATACAAAAAGAAATATAAGTATTTCATTTGAAGCCCCAGCCAATTCCAAACAAGAAGCTCTTGAAAATTTTTATGAACTAGAAAAACTGATTATGATGCAGTATCCGGTTTATGAAAAAGTTGATATTCAATTAATTTCCAGTAATTTATCAACAGAAAATACACAGCTATCTTCAAGTACTGGTACTCAAGTATCTGCTAGCGCCACACCTGTCACTCAAGCATCTGCTAGCGCACCACGTGTTGATAGAGATAATGCAGCAGCGGTTGCTGCTACACAAGAAAGTGCGATATTAAATATGGCTAACGGTACTGGCCGTTTCATGAGTTCTCCTCCACTAATATACGTAAAGTTTAAAAACTGGATTGGTAACGGAAAAAACTTCTCTGCCGAATCTGATGTTAGTGATTCGCTTGTAGTTACTTTAAGTGAAGTATCGTTTAAGCCAGATTTAGATAGTGGTGTTTTTATTAATAATGGGTTTTTGGTACCAATGCTTTTTACTGTTGATTTAAATATGACCGTAATACATACCACTGAACTCGGATGGACAAAGGATAAATCAGATCAATACTTATTTGGCGAAGGAAAGGCTAGTGAAATAGATCCAAAAACTAAAAAATATCCATCTTTCCCATATAATATCAATACAACTCTGGTTGATGAATAATTATGGCATATACAAGATATAGAAATAGATTTAAATTTAGAAATGAAAATGAATTATATAATGAACATTTCAAAGATAGAGATGTTAAATATATTAATCAATTTACAACACCACAACTTGGATATGTTGACGCAACTCAGTTTTCTAAATTACAAATTTCTTCGCATATTTGGACAGCTGGAGATAGATTATATAAATTAGCTGATGAACACTATGGTAATTCTGAGTTATGGTGGGTTATTGCTTGGTTTAATAAAAAACCAACAGAAGCACATTTTCAAATTGGGGATCAGGTTTTGATCCCGAAACCTCTTAACAAAGTCTTAGAATTAATGGGTGTTTAATTATGACAGTATCAGGTAGCACAGACTCGATTACAGAACCAAAAGTTCTTGATGAGCAAGGCATCCTCCTTTTCAACTTGTTAGAGCTTACAAAAGGAAGAACCGAGTATGGTATTCAAAATACCAACTTTAATAAAGATCCTACTAGTATGCCGAACATAAATTCGGTCATAAATAATACTAATGGTAGCGATACGCTATTGCCGAGTGTTTGCTTAATTGATACAAGAGATCCAAGCAGTTTTTTAAATCTACTAAAAGGAGATCCAGAACGAAACGATATTCTACTCAGAATGTCATCTTTTGAACTCTCTAGTTTGGTACCAGTTGTCAGACTTTTTAAAATTTTTAGAAATCCTTCAAAAGAGGAAATTGTTTTAGAATTGCCATTTGAAACAAAAGCAACAGGAATTGATGACATTTTCAAGAATGGTGCTGGTCGAGGCACCGGCGCCGGTATTACTTCTTTCCAATGGAAACAAAACCCAAAAAATGAAGCTGCAGCGTCGACATACAAAGTTAATTTAAATCTACATTTACAGAATGTTCAAGAATTCTATAAATCAAGAAATTCTGTAATGCTTGGTAACACTATTTTAGATGTTTCTATACAAGATTTGTTATACCAAAGAAAACAATGGAGAATGGAAACAAACGAGGGCACAGCAACTTACAATCCTGATGATTATATTATAAAAGTTATTGTCGGATGGGAAATAAGTGATGGCGGATTAGAAAGTCTAAAAAACAACAATAGTCGACAAGATGTTGATCTATTTTTAAGTGCCATCAAAAACCAAAAAGAGGTTCTTTATCTTAATTTCGTAAGTCACACAATTGAATTTAATGACGATGGTTCAATTGATTTAAATATTGATTTTATTGGTAGAGTAGATGCCGGTATCAATAATATCGAATTTTCAAATGTTCTAACAATTGGTAGAGCATATGAACAACAAGTTCAAGAACTAAGAGATCAAATCAATAAAATCAATTCAGAAAATAAAGAATTAGAAAAACAAGATGTTCAACAACAGGCACAACTTGGAGCCGTCAGTCGTTTTTTCAACAAGCTTGGTGTTAATGATACTGACGCAAGAAACAAATTACAAGAAAATGAAAAAGTTGTCCAAGACCTCCAGACAAAATTAGATTCTACCATACAAGCTTCAAAAAAAGTTAAATTTAATTATCTTGCTACCAAGATGCTTCAAAAAAAACAAATACATCTTTTCTCATACGATGAAAAAGTTATTGAACTGTTATCTAAGATGAGAGGTGTTGTTAATTTTGCCGATCCAACAAATGTTAAAAGTATTGAAGAATTACGCGCCAGACAACAAGAAGTTAAAGATGCCCAAAAAGAAGAGCAGGACAATTTAAAAGCAAAAGCGAAAGAAACAGGCGTAAATAGTACTTCTCCTGTCGGAACAGTTTCAAGTGAGACATTAAACCCAAAACAAAGAGAAGAATTAAAAAAAACAAGTGGCTCGCAAGACGTTTCGAAAACACAGCCAACAAGAGGTGCCGGTGATCAAGCAAGAGCTGCAGCGAGCGCCGGCGCCGACAAAGACACTCAAGAAGCAAATGATAAGATGTATGATCTGATACTTGGTGGCAATTTTGAAAGTAAAACAAACGTTCCAAGAGGAAGAAGAGAGTTTCCATTCTTCTATTTCAGTTCTCTTATTGATGCTCTTATCGATCCAATAATGGATACAAATAAGAAAAATCCAAACTTTATTAATAAAAAAACTAGAGTTATTCTTGGTCCAATGACAATAATTGACTATGGTAGTATTCAAGATAATGGACAAGTTTATCGTGTTTTCGAAAGTACAGAAGCAGAACAGCAAGATAAACCCAAATATGTAAAAGTTTATAATGGTAAACCTGTTACAATAAACATAGGTGATGTACCAATTTCATTAAGAGAATTTACGCGCTGGTTTAACGAAAATATTGTTAATAAAAATATTGACAGAATGACATTAAATGATTTCGTATCTTCATTGATTAATGATCTGGTACTCTCGGCTATTACAAATCAGGTATATACATATGCTCCTAAGCAAAAAGCCAGATTAGCGATCGATAATTTTACTTCTATTTGTAACCCAAGCAATGAAATAGCATTTTCTTATAATTTATTTAAATATGGCTGGGGTTCTGATGTTTATAAAGGCTTGCTACCAGGACCGGGAGGAGGCTTTAGAATTGCGCAGACTGCCTTAGAATCTTTGAGAACAAGAGGTGAAGACGCGGAGAAGGATCACGATCCAAAGAGTGCTGGCTTTTTACCTAGAAAAGACTATATGGTTATCTATTGCGTAAATGACGCACCATATGAAAGAGTTGGTAATTACGAAAAAGATAAAAAAGACGGTATTTTACATATATATCCAGGAGAATCAAGAGGATTGGTAAGAGATCTTAAATTTTCTCGTATCGACAAGCCGCACCGCCGGGCGGACAACATTATAGCCGGCACAACTGGTGGTCAGGGTGTTTCAAAGATTATAAGAGAAAAATATAATGTATCTCTAGAAATGTTTGGTAATACTATAGTTCAAGCTGGTACATATATTTATATTATGCCGTATTATGGTGGAGATGCTGGAGTTTATGAAACTTCGCAGATTTTAAGAGAGATTGGGCTTGGAGGTTATTATACTATAACTGAAGTAGATAATGTTGTTGAAGTAGGCGATTTTAAAACTTCTATTAGAGGAGCTTGGTCAGCTTTTGGCGATGGCACTGTTAATGATGGTGATAAAGAATTTGGTCCTGTTCCAAACGGCGTTGTACCAGAAAAAGGTGTATTACAATGAAAAAAATGGATTTAAATTCGGAAGAACCATTGATGGATGTATCGGCAGATCCAGTCGGTACAAACACAAATACTTCTTTAGCCTCTTATTATCAAGAAAAGCTCTATGAAATGAAGGCTTTTACACATCCTCTTTATTCTGACAATAAGCCTATTAATATAATTTATGAAAAACAATTTTACGGAAGAGTTAATCTAGCCCATCTTCCGGTAATCACAGACTCTACTAAAATGAAATCCATGATGGATGGCAAAGGAAATGAAATAAGTCTACAAAATTTCGTATTTGATGCTTATAGAGATTTTATTTCTTATTGGGATTATCTTAAGAAAATAAATAAAGCTTCTAAAAGCGGGATTATACAGACAGTAAACGCCAAATTTGCTTCATTGAATGCCGGTAGAATGTATTTTTATTATATGAGTAGTCTGTTCAAGAGTATTGAAGATTATATAGAAATAAAGAAAATAAAAATTAAAAGCTTTAATGATTTTGTCGTTCAATTTATAAACTATGTTGATGCTGTGACACCCGCAACTCCAATCACATTTTCCAGCTACATTGGATCACGATTGGCAGATCCACTTATATCTGGTTTGTGTTTTGATGTTAACTTGTTTGATGCTTCCGACGATGGATTCAAATATTCAACCTTCTTACAAGATCCAAATTATGCTTTGTTTAAAAAAACAGCAATGAAATTTGGATTTATTCCAGATAAACAGGTTCCTTGGAGATTATGGGCAGATATTGATTCACCAGCAATGAAACCGTATATGGATGCTTATCAATTATCACAAGATAACATCTATGATTTAAATTATATTACAGCAGACAGTTATGATCTTGAATTGGTAAGATTTTATTTATTACAATTTTATAATACTCATATTTTGAATACTGGAACCCTAATAGAGCCACAATTTAAAATATGCGAAAAAACTGGCGCTACAATTGTAAATTACAAATACATAGAATTACAATTTATAAATACTGAAAACGTTCAAAATAAGCAATTTGATGACTTATTCATGAAACTTTATGTTTATGTGAAAGCAAGAGAAAATAATTACGGTTGGGATAAATCAAAATTCGAACACGTCGTCTCAAACTTTATTCAAATTAAAGAAGCCCTTGACATGTCTGCCGGGATGAAGTATATTCGACCCTTGGTTAAAGTACCGTCGGTTGCCCCCCGGCAACAACGGAACTTCCGTTTTTATTGAGGGCTTCGTGTCTTTTATTACTCTTGATGATAAAGAATGGTGTAAGGGTATTTACACCGATGGAAAGCTTTACTTTAACAAGTTTCCAAAAGACCTAAAACAAACTTGGAAATACAATCCAGTATTTGATGATGGTGAGATCGACTTCGCTCATCTTTGGTGCGAGGGTAAATCTATTGAACAGGTTTGTCCAGAAGAATTAAAGCCTCAACTTGATCTCTACAACAAGAAGCTTGACGCTTTTTCACGTTCTTTTGGTGAAGCAAAAGTCGATCTTAATGATAATTGCTTTTTTGATCTTGTTCCACAGCAATTTCTTTTAGAGTTTTGTGATCTAAAAAGCAAGATTGTTGATAGTGTTTTTGTAAATTATCCCAGATCTATCAATTATAAATTCTACTTAAAACTTGAAAAATTGATCTGTAAGATCAGATCAAGAAAACTAAAATTAGATCTAAAAACAAAAGATCTAAATAGGATCTTAAAAACAAGAGAATTTATTAAATCACTACAAAACTATTCAAGTTCTATTAGTTACAATCAGTTTGGTACTAAAACAGGTAGATTAAGTACTCAACCAAAAAGTTTTCCGATCTTAACTATGAATAGCGATTACAGATCAATTGTAAAACCAACAAATAACCAGTTTGTTGAAATCGATTATAATGCTGCAGAAGCAAGAACATTATTGGCTCTTGCTGGAAAGGAACAACCAGAACAAGACTTACACGATTGGAATGCTAAAATTTTGGGTATCAGCCGTGAACAAGCGAAGAAGGGATTATTTGCTTGGCTTTATGGTTCAAGGAATGAGGAATATTCCAAGTTCTCAGATATCTTTAATATCAAGAGTGTCCTAGACAAATTTTATGATGGCAAAGTTGTCCAGAATCCTTTTGGTAGAAAAATTGAAGCAGATCCATTCCACGCCTTAAATTATTTGGTACAATCTACAACTTCTGATATGGTTTTAAGGCAGATATTGAAAGTTGATGAATACTTAGATAATAAGAGCAGTTTTGTTTCTTTTATTATTCACGATGCCGTATTTTTGGATACTACCGATAATGAACGAGAGATCATTAGAGAGATTGCTAGCATTATGGCTAACAATGATTTTGGTGTGTTTCCTGTTAACGTATCTATTGGAAAAGACTTCGGATCAATGGAAAAGATTAAAATCTAAGATTATGTGGTGGAAAAAGTGAATATTGTAGCATTAGGCAATGGCGGTATTCGTATTGCGCAGATGTTTGAGAAATATGAACAATACGAAGTTTATAAAATAGGAACAAATGAGCAGGATGGTGAAAGAAGTAGGAAAATGCCTACTTTTTCTAATCCAGAAGAATATGAAAATAAGTGTCCTGATTTCTCCGATTTCTTCGAAGACATTCAGGATGAAGTAATGTTTGTAATGGTTGGTTCAAGTGAGATAACAGGTGCTTCACTTGCTGTCTTACAGCAATTATCACATTGTAAGATTACTGTCCTTTATATAAGGCCAGATATTAGTTTGTTATCACAAAAACGTTTCTTACAAGAAAAGGTAACGTTTAATGTATTTCAGGAATATGCCCGTTCAGGTTTGTTCCATAAGTTATATCTATTAGATAATTCAGTATTAGAAACTGTTGTTGGTGAGACACCATTAAGCCAATATCACAAAAAATTAAATGAGCTGATCTCTTCAACGATTCATATGATTAATGTTTATAAACACGTTGAACCGATCCTCTTGACAGACGCAGAAATTCCTGCTATAAGCAGGATCGCCACATTCGGTATCTCAGATCCAAAGACAGGAAAAGAAAACCTGTTTTACAATTTAAGTAACGTAACAAATAAATTTTATTATTTCTCAATGAGTAAAAATGTCTTGGAGAAAGACGGAAAACTTCTTCAAAAAATTAAAGGTCAAGTAAAAGAAAAATTGGGTGATGAAATGGAAGGCGGTTTCGGTGTTTACCAAAACGAATACACCGAAAATTATGTTTATGTTGAAGCGCACACCCACGTTTTACAAAATTTGAACTTCGGCACTTGACAAGCAAAGTGATCTGTGGTAAGATGCCAATGCGGTTGACTGATGACCGTGTATTAACTCGGCCAATTAAGGCTGTAACGGAGAAACACAATGGCTATTGATATTTCAAAAATGCGTAACAAGCTTGATGCCCTAAAAGGTGGCGGTAAAGCACAGAATGCTAAGTTTTGGTCCCCACAAGAGGGAACTCAAACAATCCGAATTCTACCAACAAGTGATGGTGATCCATTTAAATCTTACTTCTTCCACTATGGATTTGGTAAGGAAAGCATCCTTTGTCCAAAAGGTAACTTTGGTGATCCCTGTCCAATCTGCGATTTCGCAGCTAAACTCTACAATGACAAAGATGAAGAATCGCGTGAACTAGCTTCACGAATTGTCAAGAAGCAGCGTTTCTTCTCGCCTGTTCTTATTCGTGGTGACGAGAAAGAAGGACCCAAGATTTGGGGTTACAGCAAGTCAACCTACCAATTCCTTATTGAGACTGTTCTAAATCCTGAATATGGCGATGTAACAGATCTTGAAGAGGGTGTAGATATTGATCTTGAGTATGGCAAGAAGTCAGGTAAAAAATTCCCTGAAACAAAGCTAACTCTAAAACGCCGTTCAAGTCCAATGTGTAAGGATATGGATCCAGATTCTTGTAAAGATATTCTTGCGCGTATTCCAGACTTTGATAAGCTTCACAAGCGCCGTCCTCTTGAAGAAATCAAGGTTCTTCTTGAACAGTTCCTTAATGGTACAGAAGGTGCCGAAGCTGATGATAGTGAGGGTGTAACTAAATTTGATGAGGCATCAAGTGTAGACGCAGCCCTTAAATCTCTACGAGATTGATGTTAGACTAACAAACGAAGGGAACCGGTATATTAATTTGTACCGGTTCCTTTTCTTATAGGAGTGTATATGGGTTTAAAGGCCGGAAAACTTTCAATTGGCGAAATGAGAACCTTGCTTAATAAAAAAGCAGGTATGAATGTCGCTCACAATTTAGAAGATGAAAATCCTACAGAAGTAACAGAATGGATCTCAACCGGTTCAACTTGGTTGGATTCTATTATTTGCCGTGGTAAAAAAGCTGGTGTACCTGTTGGTAAAATCAGTGAAATTGCTGGTGAAGAAGCAACAGGTAAAAGTTATCTTGCTGCACAAGTAGCAGCAAATGCCCAAAAGATGGGTATTGTTCCTGTTTACTTTGATAGTGAAAGTGCTATTGATCCAAAATTCTTACAAAATGCTGGCTGTGATCTAGAAAATCTTCTTTATATTCAGGCAGTTTCAGTAGAAGCTGTTCTAGAACAAATGGAAGAATTGATTAAAAATGGTGGTTCACGATTCCTGTTTATTTGGGATTCATTGGCTATGACACCAACTGTCACCGATGTTGAAGGAGATTTTAATCCTCAGTCATCGATGGCAATGAAAGCTCGTATTCTTTCAAAAGGTTTCTCAAAGTTAACTATTCCAATTGCTGAAAGCCGTTCAACCCTTTTGATTCTTAATCAGCTAAAATTAAATATTGGTGCTGATGGTAATCCAAAGTATATGACTCAATCACAAAAATTTTTCACTCCCGGTGGAAAATCTCCAGCATATGCTTATAGTTTACGTATTTGGTTGACTGGCTCAAAAGCAAAAGACAGTTTCGTTGAGGATTCAAAAGGATACCGTATTGGTTCACTTGTGAAAGCACGATTAGAGAAATCACGATTTGGAACACAGGGTCGTTCTTGTGAATTCCAGATTATGTGGGCAGATCGTGTTGGTGTTCTTGATGATGAATCCTTGTTTGAAGCTATTAAGTCATCACCAAGCTTAACTGTCGGTGCTTGGAATACACTTGAGTTCTCAGATGGTTCAAGTGAAAAATTCCGTTCAGCCGATTGGGCAGAAAAGATGAAAGATACCAAATTCCGTGAACGAGTCTTTGAATTACTTAATGAAGAAGTTATTCTTAAATTCGATAAGCGCGAAGGTCCAGCATCGCAGTTTTATGAAAACACCGACGAGGATTTAACAGAAAGCGACGAAGCCCACTGATCTGTGCTTGACAGCCTGCCCCTTCCGTGGTAAGATGGTTCTCACGGAAGGGGTTGCTGATTAGAGCCTCTAACGTCTTCCATAGGAGCTTGATATTATGAAGTATCATGATTGTGTAGTACCTCGCTGAAGATCTTGCGTCACAGTATCGTGACGACACACTTCAGCACCAGATTGTTGCCTTTGCTATTAAAGGTGGCAAGCCACTTGCCTTCGGCGTTAATAAGCGTCGTTATTCCAAGAATAAGTCGGTTTTCAAGTGCTCGATGCACGCAGAGATTGATTTGCTTAATAAGCTTGGTGAAAAGGCAAAGGGTAGTAAGATTTTCATCTATCGTTTTAACAACACGACTTCACCATCTGCTCGTGAAAACAAGAATGGTAAGCCGTGTCCACTTTGTCAGCATGCTTTGAAGAAGGCTGGTGTTGCAAAAGTGATTTATGTGAATGATGATGGTGAAACTTGTATTCTTCGTAATCGTGAGATGATTGGGCTTGTTGGTGAGCCTTCAAAAATCACCAACCGCTTTCTTGACCGTCACGGCGATGATCACCACGGCAAGTTTGTTGTAATGCAGTTTATCGCCATTTAACAAGGAGTTTCTATGAAGAATTTTGATGTAATTGTTGAATTTAAGGGTATTGATCTTAATCGTGATGAAAAGATTCTACGTTCGCTTGATCGTCGTGATCGCCGTCTATTTGCTGGTAGTGGCTTCTCTCTTTTTGATGATGTTCGTGACCTATCCTTTTCAACTGCTAGCGAAGAAGTTGCGAAACGCCTCCAACAGAATCTTCGCAAGGTTCTAAAGAATAAGCATATTCGCGGTTCTGTTCGTATTTGGTCAGAAGACTGAAATTATGAATTCAAGTTTTAATCAACAAACAAGTGAAGGATTGTATTCATTTAGTAAGGCAGAAGTTTGATAAGAAATTGGGAGATGCAAAAGATTTCTTGAACGATGGAAAAGGCGAAGAAGTCCAGCACTGATAAAAAACCGGCAGAAATGCCGGTTTTTTCTTTTTAGTGTAACTATTTAGTTTTTGTAAGGGGATTTAAAAATGAAACTAACACGTGATAGATTAAAACAAATAATCAAAGAAGAATTAGAAGAGGTTTGGAATCCAGACGAAAGTCCAACAGCAGCTGGTGTACCAAATCTTCCTACACCCGATCAACAACCTAAAGTTGATTCACAAGTTTCTCAGAAACTTCTTCGTATGGCTGATGAAATATATAATACTAGCCAACTCAAGGAAATGGATCCAAAAGGCAAATTAATCAAATCATTTGGAAATTTAGTTAGTGCTATTGAAAGAAAAGATCAAAATTTAATAAAAATGTATATGAAAATGCTTGAGGATGAAGCCAAGAAGGATATTCAACAGCCAGTAAAAAAATAATATCTCCAAGAACCCGCAGAAATGCGGGTTTCTTCTTTATGGAAAGTCACGATCGCTGCTTGACACCGCAGCGATCCGCTGCTACAATCAGAGCAACCAACATAGGAGCCTGATACCATGAAGTATCTTGATTTTGTAGTACCTCGCTGAATCTATTGCAACGGAATTCCGCGATGATAGTCTTCAGCATCAGATTGTCGCCTTTGCTGTGAAAGGTGGCAAGATTGTTAGTTTCGGAGTCAATAAGCGTCGTTATTCGCGCAATAAGAGTGTTTTCAAGTGTTCTATGCACGCTGAAATTGATTTGTTGAGCAAGATGGGAGATAAAGCAGATGGTTGCAAAATTTATCTTTATCGCTTTAATAACACTACGTGCCCAAAGGCTCGTGAAAACAAGAACCGTAAACAGAAGTGAAACTTTGGGATACCCTTGATCAGATCGATCAGGGGTTTTCCCTTTTTATAGGAGCCGTTATATATGAGAAAAGAACGCGTTACATCATTCCTGAACGAAGTTTTGCGCTTTAATTTCGAAAAGCCGGATAACAAGAGAAGCTCTAAAAGAACAGATTTGTTACACCATTCTTTTATCGAAGCTTATCTAGAAAACAAAACAGGCTTCGAAGTAAAATATGAACACAATTTAAGTTGTTTTTATGGCGACACATTTACTGTCGACGCCATTGTATATAAAGATGATCAAATCGATACAGTGTTCTTGTTCAAGATGTTTCAGACGTCTATTTTGAAAAATCTTTTTAATTCTCTTAATACAAAGGCCGGAGAACTAATTCGTTTAACTGGTTCAGTAGAATATCATCAAAAACCATTTAATATTGTTTTTTGCGAGATTCTGCCAACAGAAACTCTTGTTGTTTCTAAAAAGCAAAACAGATTTACAACTGAGAATATTTTTAAGAGGTTAAATAAAATTAACGATCTTCGAAATCATATTCTCTTAAAAAATATTACAAATATTTATGATTTCAAAATCTGGTTTAAACCAAATAATAATTTTTTCGAAGCAGTGAAGAATAATTTAAATTATCAAATTAATAGTAAAACAGATTTTATCGAAGAAGTACAATACGATATTTCTCATTTACCATAATAGGTGATCAATCATGTTAGAATTAGAAAAAATTAAAAATACCATTATAAATGGTGATTCAGTGGAAGTAATGAGTCAGTTACCAGACAAGTGTATCGATATGATTTTTTGCGATCTTCCATACGGAACGACTCAGAATTCATGGGATACTGTGATTCCTTTCGAAAAACTATGGCCTCAGTATGAAAGAGTTATTAAAAATAATGGCGTAATTGCTTTGATGGCACAGGCTCCTTTCGATAAAGTATTAGCTTGTTCAAATTTAAAATTATTTAAATACGAGTGGATTTGGCACAAAAATAAAGCTACTGGTCATCTGAATGCCAAGAAGGCACCTATGAAGGCACACGAAAATATTCTTATTTTTTATAAAAATGCTCCAACGTATAATCCACAAATGACATTCGGACATAAACCAATGAATGCCGTTAAGCCAAGAACCCTCTCTGGAAAAGAGAAAGAAAAAAGAAATTACAATCCGGTAGATATGAGAACCGGAAATCCCGGCGGTTCGACCGTACGATATCCGCGAGATGTAATTGAATTCCCGGTAATGAACAATGACAATAAAAACAAATTTCATCCAACCCAAAAGCCGATTGAACTTATTGAATATTTTATTAAAACATATTCCAAAGAAGGTGATTTGGTGTTAGATAATTGCTCTGGCAGTGGTTCTACTCTGATTGCTGCCTTTAATTGTGGTAGAAATTTTATTGGTATTGAAAAAGAACAAGAATATTATAACAAGTCAACCGAATGGCTTAATCGAGTTATGAATGACGGAGCTGAATTATGCCAAAACGTCTGATGATTATTGACTCCCTAAATCTCTTTATCCGCAACTATGTTGTTGACCCCTCAATGTCAACGCATGGACAACCACTTGGAGGCTTGAAGGGCTATTTTAAGTCGTTACAGAAGCTAATTCGTGATGTTAAGCCACACTGTATTGTTGTGGTTTGGGATGGTCCAGGTGGAAGTAGAAAGAAAAAGACAATTATCAAGGATTATAAGGATGGTCGTAAACCGATTCGTCTTAATCGTGATGTAAAGAATCTTTCAGAAGATCAAGAAATTCAAAATAAAGTTTGGCAACAATTACGGGTAATCGAGTACCTTAACTGTATGCCGATTATTCAATTTCTAGAAAAGGAAGTTGAAGCAGATGACCTTATTTCAGTTGTTGCCCGTCACGAAAAGTTTAAAGATTGGGATAAGGTAATTGTATCTTCGGACAAAGACTTTATTCAGCTTTGTGACAACACAACAGTTCTATACCGACCAATTCAGAATGAAGTATTGACAACAAAGAAAATTCTAGAACAATTTGGTATTCATCCAAATAATTTTGCTATTGCCCGTGCAATGGCTGGTGATCCTTCTGATAACATCGATGGTGTAAAAGGTCTTGGACTGACAACTATCTCAAAGCGTATGCCTTTTCTTGCAGAAGAGAAGGAACATATTACAGAAGATGTGCTAAACTTCTGCAAGCAACAGATCACCGAGGGATCAAAATTAAAAATGTTTCAAAGTGTTCTTGATGCAGCAGAACAGGTTCATATCAATTTTTCTGTGATGCAACTTAAATCACCAAATATGTCTTATCAGGTCTTGAAGAAAGTTGATTATTCACTGGATAATTACAGTCCAGAGTTTAACTTAACAGAAGTTCGTAAAATGATGATCGAAGATGGTTTTGGCGAAGTCAAGTTCGATGAACTTTATGCTGCCCTAAAGAAGATCATTGCGGAACACAAAGGCTTGTGATAGGATGGGATCGAAATTCGAATTTGACATAGGAGAGATCGCCCATATTAAGCAATTGACCCGTGTTTATTCGGGAAGATTACTCAATGATGAAATATTAGTGCAATTTGCGTCTCAAGAACAAAATTGCCTTATTTTACACCTCGATAAGGATTTTGGCTCAATCTTCCGAGACAGATATTTTATATTTTTACAAGTTGATCAAATTCAGGGCTGGGTCAATTATTACGATTTGGAGAAACTAGATGGATGAATTACAGCAAGGAGAGATCAATTTCTCTTCTTTTGGAAAACAGTTTCAAGAAAAGCTCGCATATCTTATTATGCAAGATCCTATATTTGCCAATCAGATTGGTGAAGTATTGGATTATAATTTCTTTGAACTCAAATATCTTCGTATCTTTACAAAAAAGATCTTTGATTACAAAACAAAATTTGGTAAATATCCAAGTCAGGCAACAGTTGAAACTATTCTTCGTTCAGAGATGGATGAAGAAAACGAAGCAATTCAGAAACAAATTCGTGAATTTTACGCACGATTTGCATCTGGTATTGCTGGTGTTGATGATGAGTATGTAAAAACAAATTCAGTTGAATTTTGTAAGAAGCAGAAATTAAAAGAAGCGATGATCAAGAGTGTCGAGCTCTTGAAACAATCTTCTTTTGAAGAAATCCGTCAACTTATTGACAATGCCATCAAACTTGGCACAAATAGTGATTTTGGTTATTCATACGATGAACATTTTGAGCAGCGTTATGAAGTTAAGGCTCGTAATGTTGTAACAACTGGATGGGAAGTGTTTGATGGTTTCATGCGTGGTGGTTTGGGCCGTGGTGAATTGGGCGTGGTTATCGCACCAACTGGTGCAGGCAAAAGCTTTGTTCTTTGCCATTTGGGAGCACAAGCTGTCAAAGAAGGAAAGACCGTTGTTCATTACACCCTAGAATTAGATGACAAAACAATTGGTTTGCGTTATGATAGTGCTATCACCGGTATTCCACTTGATGCGCTACACGCAAAGAAGGATGTTGTCTTTGAAAAGATCAAGGATGTAAAAGGTAAACTTATTATCAAAGAGTATCCCACCAAATCTGCTTCAACTGGCACAATTCGTAATCACCTTGAAAAGCTTAAGCAAAGAGGCATTCAGGTTGGTATGATGATTGTGGATTATGGTGATTTGCTTAAACCAGTTTCCAACCGCAAAGAAAAGCGTGAAGAGTTAGAATCAATCTATGAAGAACTACGTGGACTTGCCAAAGAAACAGGCTGTCCTATCTGGACTGCTTCACAAACGAATCGTTCTGGTTTGAACGCAGAAGTAAATACTCTTGAAAGTATCTCGGAAGCATTTAATAAGTGTTTCGTTGCCGACTTTATTTTCACTGTTTCTCGCACACTTGATGACAAGAAAAACAATGCTGGTCGTATGTTGATTGCCAAAAATCGATTTGGTCCAGATGGTCTAATTTGTCCTATCTTTATGGATACAAGCTGCGCAGAAATTAAGGTTTTTGAACCAACAAGTGAAAGTAAGGAAGATTTAGAGAAGAAAGCAGCCAAGAAGCAACTAAATAAGTTAAAGGACAAATACAAAGAGTTTAAAGGTGATGTAAAGACAGACAAAAAGCCGCAGGATATAACATTATGAATAATATTAAAATTAAAACATATGGCTCAAATGATCCGGTTTCGTTATCTGACTTCTTGAAAGAAAAATCTCCATTAATCAAGTATCGTGTTGGTTGCGATAGCCTAAATGTCCGTGATAAGACTATCTATATTACTGTGCTTGTCGGCGTTCATCCAAATAATAATGGTGCCTTTATTGTCTATCTAAAAGACAAGGTGCCAAAGATTAATGATATGTATAAGCGCCTTTGGTGTGAGGTAGAAAAGGCAGTTTCATTTGCTTCAATGTTGCGTGAAGAATTCAATATTGATATCGAAGCAGTAGATCTAGATCTTAATTCAGATCCAGAACATCAGTCAAATAAGCTGTTAAACTCTGCCGTTGGATATGCTACAAGTTGTGGGTTCCCTACATATTTCAAGCCACAAAACGTGGCAGCTATTTATGCTGCTGATCACTTGGTTCACAGAAAAAATATAGAGAAAGTTGCTTAGTGGAGTGATAAAATGACAAAATTGGCTAATGGCATCGTCGTTGATTTAGGGCGAGATAGTTTGTTTGATGAACTTGGTTTAAAAAGACTAAAAGAGTCATATATGACTGATGATGAAACATCACCACAGGAGCGTTTTGCTTTTGTGTCAAAACAGTTTTCTTCTAATGAAGAGCACGCTCAAAGACTGTATGAATATTCATCAAAACACTGGCTATCTTATTCAACACCAATTTTGTCCTTTGGCCGTTCAAAGAAGGGCTTACCAATCAGCTGCTTCCTAAATTATATGGAAGATTCAGCTGATGGTCTTGTTGACACATTAAGTGAAACAAATTGGCTATCAATGTTGGGTGGTGGTGTTGGTGTCCATTTAGGAATTCGTGCAGCTGATGCCAAATCAACTGGCATCATGCCACACTTAAAAATTTATGATGCCTCGTCATTAGCTTATCGTCAAGGTAAGACACGTCGTGGTTCATATGCTGCATATCTTGATATCAGTCACCCCGATATTATTCAGTTCCTAGAAATGCGTAAGCCAACCGGTGATCAGAATATGCGTTGCCTTAATTTGCATCACGGTATCAATATTACAGATGACTTTATGCAAATTATTGAAAAGTGTATGGTTGATCCAAAAGCTGATGATTCTTGGCATTTGCGTGATACAAAAACAGGTGCTGTTCGTGAAACTGTTTCTGCCAAAGAACTTTGGCAACGTATTATCGAAATGAGAATGCAGACCGGTGAACCATATCTTTGCTTTATTGATACAGCAAATAATGCTTTACCAAAACATCTAAAAGACCTTAATTTAAAAATTAATGGCTCAAATCTTTGCACAGAAATCTTTTTGCCAACAAATCAAGAACGAACAGCAGTTTGTTGTCTTTCTTCCCTAAATTTGGAATACTTTGATGAGTGGAAAGATGATAAGCTCTTTATTAAAGATGTTGCCGAAATGCTCGATAACGTATTAACTTACTTTATTGATAATGCTCCAGATGCAATTAGTAGAGCCAAACACTCAGCAGAACGTGAACGCTCAATTGGTGTTGGTGCATTAGGATTCCACGCATATTTGCAAAAGAAGAATCTACCATTTGAAAGCGCATTAGCTAAATCAGCCAATATGCGTATTTTCAAACATATGAAGAAGCAACTAGATGGTGCCAATACACAATTAGCAGATGAACGTGGTGCTTGTCCAGATGCATATGTCGCCGGTCTTAATCTACGCTTCTCACATATGGTCGCCGTCGCTCCAAACGCATCAAGTTCGCTTATAATGGGCAATACCTCACCAAGTATCGAACCATATCGTGCAAACGTTTTTAGACAGGATACATTGTCAGGTGCATCAGTTTATAAGAATAGATTCCTTGATAAAATCTTGCAAAAGAAGTGTGCTGAGTTGGGATTAGATATTAGTGAAGTATGGGCATCAATTATTGCAAATGATGGTTCAGTTCAACATTTAGAATGGTTAGACGATGATACAAAAGATGTTTACAAGACAGCAGTTGAAATTGATCAACGTTGGGTAATTGAATTATCAGCAGATCGTCAAGAACATATTGACCAAGGACAAAGCGTAAACGTATTCTTCCGCCCAGATGTAAATATCAAATATCTTCACGCAATTCATTTTATGGCCTGGAAACAGGGTCTAAAATCACTTTATTACTGCCGTAGTGATAAGTTGCGTAAAGCCGATAGAGTTGGACAGAAGGTTGAACGCAAGAAGATTGAAGACGAGATTGATATGAAAAAGTTAGCAGAAGGCGATGAGTGTCTAGCTTGCACTTGAATGGAGAAATAAAATGCCAAAGAAAAAATTAAAACTAACTGATGAAAGACCATATTTTCGGCCATTCAATTATCCTTGGGCATTTGAAGCTTTTAAACAAAGTGAACAAATGCACTGGTTATGGACAGAAGTTCCACTTTTGGAAGACGTAAAAGATTGGAAGAACACTCTTTCAGATAAAGAGAAACAATTCCTTACACACATCTTTCGTTTCTTCACACAAGCCGACGTTGACGTTGCTGGTGGATATGTAAAGAATTATCTGCCACACTTTCCACAGCCTGAAATTCGTATGATGTTGAGTTCATTTGCTGCAAGAGAAGCAATTCATATTGCAGCTTATTCTCACCTTATTGAAACAATTGGTATGCCAGAGGCAACATATAATGAATTCCTTCAATATGATGCGATGAAAGAGAAACACGAATACTTTACAAACTTTTCAGAAAAAGATGAAAATAGTATTGCTCAACAAATTGCAGCATTTTCTGCCTTCACAGAAGGAATGCAGTTGTTCTCAAGTTTTGTCATGTTGCTTAACTTTGCTCGTAATGGTAAAATGAAAGGAATGGGTCAGATTATTGCTTGGAGTATCTCAGATGAAACACTTCACGCAGAAAGTATGATTAAACTGTTCCGTGAATTTATCTCAGAGAATAAGCATATCTGGACAGACCAATTAAAGAGTGAAATCTATACAATTGCTACCAAAATGGTAGAATTAGAAGATAAGTTCGTTGATCTTGCTTTTGCTATGGGCGATATGGAGCGCTTAACAAAAGACGAAGTAAAGCAGTATATTCGTTACATTGCAGATCGTAGACTTATTATGTTGGGCCTAAAAGGCATATTCAAAGTGAAAAAGAATCCACTTGATTGGGTTGATGGTATGCTTGGTGTCACACATAGTAACTTCTTTGAACAAAAGGTTACAGACTATGCGAAAGGTGCTTTAACGGGTGATTGGTCATCTGTTTGGGCAGAATGAAAGGCTTAAAATGAGTTGGACAGCAAAACCGCTGAATAAGCGTATTCTATTAGAAAAAGTTGAATTAGATTTATCAGAAACAAAAGTCGGCAACTTTAATTTTATCGTGCCGACTGAACAAAAAGCTATTAAGTATGAGTTCTTCAAGGTGCTTGACATTTCCGACGACTGTGATAAGATGATCGGGAAGCTAGCGCAGGGCGATCTGGTGGTTTCCGAAAATGCCACGCCTATTGGTAAATTCGGAGCGAAAGAGTTATTTCTGTCACCAGAAACCGCTATTTCTGCTATTATAAAGGAGAATGTATGAGCAACAACACAAATATTTCGCCACTTGATCAGGAAGATAAGAAGCTTACGAAAGAAGATCACGTTCAAAACTATGTAAAGGCTCTCGATCAAACGATTCGTGCTATGGAGCCGTTTCGCGAACATCTTAAGGATTTGAAGCGTAGTTATGTTGAGAATGAATGGCTTTCGCGTGCTGAAATGTCGGCTGTTCTCAAGGCTTATCGTAGTTTGAAGAACGATGAAGACTTGGGTGAAATTCAGCACTATGTCGATGTAATCAAAAAGGGCGTTGTAGTCTGAAATCATAAGCCACCTTAACGGGTGGCTTTTGGTTTATGTGTCCATTAATTATATTAATGGATAATGTCTTAACTCGTCCCCTATTTGAGAAAGGCGATTTAGTATCATTTGTAGGATACAAGCCGCGCCATTTTGTCTATGGTAGTTTTAAAAAGAAATGGGAAAATAAACTTGGTGATCTTGGTTGTCCTATAAAGCAGAAAAGTTCCATATTTCTCGTTTTAGAGGCAGTTAAGGCGAAAGATCTTTTTAAGAAAGTTGTTCATAGCGATTTATCATCAAAAGATAATGGTTATGTTGTCGTATCTCAAAAAGATGGCTTACTTTACTTTGTTTACGAAAACGAAATAAGATTTCTAGAGGTTAACGATGGGAATGTTTGATACTGTAAAGTGTGAATACGCTTTGCCAGAAAAGTTTGCTAAATATCAAAATGAGCTTTTTCAAACAAAGAGCTTGATTTGTGCGATGGATATCTATAAACTCACAAGCAATGGTGAATTGTGGTGGGTAGCAAATGAGTTTTCTGATGATGAAGATTCACCTAAGAAGCCACCAGAAAAAATGGATTTAACTGGCGAATTGCGCTTCTATCATTGGGATACAGAAGAGGATTTGTGGGCTGAATTCATCGCATTGTTCGTTAACGGCAAGATGATATATTTTAATCAGGATGGAAAGAAAAGTGACCTTTAAAATTCTGAATATCAAGAAGAACAAAAAGAGGAATAACAGTTACTTCTTTATTGAAGTTGTATTCTCGCATTCAGGAGAACACGACAAAGATTTCCACTTTGGTTATCTTGACAAGTATTTTAAAGCAGTTGCTATGATTGATCGTCAGAAATATGAGGATCATTATAACAACTTGCCTGAAGATGATATGTATTTTGAAGATATTGAGGGAACTGAGTTTTCAACTCTTAAATTTAAAAGTGAAAGTCCATATGACCTTGGTTACTGTAAAACCATGGATTGTATTGGCGGCGATAGTATTCAGAAGCTTGAAGATGGAATTTTTAAGTATTCTCAATATATCTCTTCTAATTATATTACAGAGGGAGCTGTCAAACAGCTAAAAGAAATGAAAGAGCACCAAGAAAAAGGTATTTGCCGATATGGTGATTATCCAGATCAAGTTGGCGCATTTCGTAGCGGAGATCCATTTCACGACTTTATTGGTATTTTGGAAACTCTTGACAGATTTTGGGATTGAATTTACAGGTTGGGGATCTAGTAGAACTGTATAATAGACCGCATGTTCCAGCGGAAGAAAAATATATTACAGAAGAGTCAGAAAGACCCCAATCAGGTTTAGGAATAGTTTTAGACGTTATTGGTATTCATGGCTATGCCAAAATTTGGGTGTTTGAACCATCTTTATTTTTTGGTTGTGATGTGGTAATAAGAAGATTCGATGATATGAGGAAATTATGAACAACGAAGAAAAGAAAGAATTAATTCTTAAATTTATTAATGGTCCACTTAAAGAATATCTCGATGGTGAGATTTCTTTTAGCAGATTTAAAGAATTAATTAATGAAGCTTGTGGCACTGATTTTTCATACAGCGAACTTTATCCATCATACCTTTTCAATCTAGAAGTAGCACAGAAAACGGCTATCATAGATATTAAAGCAATCAGACAACCACAAGAATTATCAGATTTTGATCAAAAGATGAGAATTTGTCACCAATATGGTCTTTGTATTCAAAAAGATATCGACTTGTTTATGTGTGGCACCTGCGAGGTTTGTCCAAGAACAAAAGAACAATCAGTAGCTTTCAAGAAAGGCGAGCTTAAATGAAACAAGAACTTGAAGAACAGCTTTACAACAAATATCCAAAACTTTTTATTGAAACTAAATTACCGCCTACACAAAGCTGCATGTATTTTGGAATAGAGTGTGGTTCTGGTTGGTTTGATATTGTTGACAGAATGTGTAGTCTTATTCAGCACCATATTAACGAAACTCGTCGTTCTGCTGTTTATGTAAAAAGATATAATCGTGCCCTTAAACAAGCTATTGGCGGAAACGATAGAAATTTGCGTTTTTTTTATGGAAATCGTTTAGGGCATAAAGAACAATCTGTTGAAGAATTTATAAAAAAAGATCTTGAACGAAAAGAATTTCGCCAATTTCATAGAGAAATTCCAACACAGTTAGTTTTCACACAAATTAAAGAGAAATTTGGAACACTTACTGTATATTCTGCCGGTGGCGATGAATACTGCCGTGGAGCTATTGATATGGCAGAAGGATTAAGTTCACGAATTTGTGAAGATTGTGGAAATCCCGGTAAGATTCGTCCCGGTGGCTGGATTAGAACGCTTTGTGATACTTGTGATTTAGAAAGGAAGCCAAAGAAATGAGCACATACTACGTTAAAAAAGGTCGTAAATATGTTCCTATTGCCGAAGATAGGACTTGGGATACAATTCCTCTGGGTCATCATATTGTGTCAGTAAATCCGGGATTAACTTCTTGGAAATTCCGTATTTCTCCTGAACTCGCTGGTGTTGAAGCGGCTTTGAGGATTGTCAAAGAAGCCATGGTTGAACGAATGATTAAGGTGAATGAAATGAAAATTTCACCAAAGCATTATCCAGAATACTTGCGACCAAAAGTAGAAAGGGCGTTTGAATCTTGGAAGCAAATTATGGGTGTTGATATTCCACTAGCTTTTCAAGGTGTCTCGATGAGTGATATTGTTGAAGCAGGAATCGAAGCCCTAAAAGAAGAACAAATCCTAAATAAAAAGGAAGGTCCAGTTCAGCTCGACCTATTTAATAAGTGAAACTTTTTTATGGTATCTTAATAAGTGTTTGTGCTCATGTATTGTCTTTTTGTCAATTACAGGGACAATTTAAGATACCTTTTTTAAAAGAAAATGTATGGGCAGTTGTAGCACTTGGCATACCAATATCTTTCCTCTTTGTTTATTCGGTAAAATTTATGGTAGCACATTATGATGGTGAAATTTGGCCATCACGTTTGATTGGTTTCTCTATTGGAACAATCATTTTTACTGTGTTATCACACTTTGTTTTTGGTGAAGCAATAAGCTTAAAAACTGGTATTTGTATCGCTCTGTCTGCTAGTATCCTTTTAATTCAACTATTTTGGAGATAACATGGAAAGCACTGGACTCTTGATTCTCGCAGGTTCTATTATTATTAGCTTGCCTCTTTGGTTTATTGGAATTGCTATTAGCGTTTATATTGAAAAAACAACAAAGAATATGTAATTATAATATGAATTTAAGTCAACATTTTACATTAGAAGAGATGACGAAATCTCAAACCGGTGCTCGTAAGGGCATCGATAATACTCCCGGACAACAAGAAATAGAAAACCTAAAACAGCTTTGTGAAAATGTTTTAGAGAAGATAAGAATCCACTTTGGAAGACCACTGAACGTTAATAGTGGCTACCGTGGTCCAGCTTTAAATAAAGCTATTGGTGGAGCAAAAAACAGCCAGCATATGACCGGTCAAGCAGCAGATATTGAAATTGCTGGAATAGATAATAAAATCTTGTTTTGCTGGATTAAAGATAATATGGAATTTGACCAGTTGATCCTAGAATATTATAAAGAAGGTACTCCGGATAGTGGCTGGGTTCATGTTTCTTGGAATTCACAGGGTAATAGAAAACAAGTATTAAAGATTGATTAACAAATCTGTCTGTATCATATAAACCTACCTTTACAGGTAGGTTTATATTTTGAAAAAGTTAATATTATTGTTATTCTTAACCATATTTATAAAGAGCGATTCATTGGAGATTTTAAATATGGCAGAGAAAATAACAAAAGTTTCAAAAGAAGCATTAGAACTTATAAAGAAGTTTGAAGGCTTCTGTGCTCAACCTTATCTTTGCCCAGCGGCGTGTTGTACTGTCGGCTACGGATCAACTTTTTACGAAGATGGAACAAAAGTAAAATTAGATGATCCACCAATTACAGAAGAAAGAGCTACACAGCTTCTTCAAAACGTATTAAAGACATTTGAAAAGCACGTCGACTCTTATACAAGAGATGATATAACACAACACCGGTTTGATGCTCTTGTATGCTTTGCTTATAATGTTGGTGTAGGCTCTTTAAAATCCTCTACACTGCTTAAACTGGTAAATACCAATCCAAGTGACCCACTAATCAAGAACGAGTTCCTAAAATGGAATAAAGCTGCTGGAAAGGTATTAAAAGGGCTAACAACTCGCAGACAAGCAGAAGCCGAACTATATTACAAACAATAAGAGCTAGCTTGACAAGCCGCTAGATCCGTGCTATGCTTACAGGCAAGGCACGGATTTATGCGTTTAAATAATATGTTTTTAGAAAACCAAATCGCCCATTTACAAAAAGCAGTTAATGAATTGCTATATTTTGTAAACGTGGCACAAGTCACCACTTCACACCTAATTCAAGATGGCGATGTTATTGGTGATGGCATTTATTCAGTTAAAGAACTGAAAGCTCTCTCGGAGCAACTTTTAGAAAAGTTTGATAACAAATAGAATAACTAAAATAATACTGCCTATTTAAGTTAGGAGATTTTAAAATGAAACTATTAATTGAAAATTGGAAGAATTATACAAAGTTATTAACTGAAAGTAGTCTATCAAGACTCCATAAGCATATGATGGAACACGACTGTATTATTATATCTGCTTACAGAAACGATCCACTTGATAATTCAAAATGCCCCGACGAAGTTAGTGATTTTAGTAGTTTACAGACTGACGACACCGGTCGCGAGAGAACAACAAAAGAAATCAACAAAATGCGCAGTTCACAACTAAAAGCAATTCTTTTGGATGATGCTCATGGCGTAACAGAAGTTCTAGGTTCATATATTGAAAACTTCACAAAACCAGAAGCAGTTGAAGTAAAAGAAAGAAGCCTTTTTGTTGTTAATTTGACAGATGATCCAAATTTCTTAAATATGCTTTCACGACTTGGTAGAACTTATTGCCAAGATTCAATTCTTTTTATTCCAAAAGGTGGAAAAGGAGCATATCTTCTTGGCACAAACGATAGTGAATTTCCAGGTCTAAATAACAAAGTTGAAGTTGGTGATTTTAAGGGTGGAAGTGAAGCAGAATTTATGACACGAGTTGGTGATCGTCCCTTTGCCTTTAAAGAAAGCAAAGAACAAGAACTTCAACTTGAAACCTTTTCAGGTTTGAGTAGAACAGAAAAGATGGCTGTTCGCTCTATGGCAAAAAACGCCAGAAAGCTATTTAGTGAATAAAAATATTCCTGTTTATTCCACCGGTGATTTAGTAGAATGTATTCTGGCATCAGATCAGAATCTTTATATCAAAAAACGTTTTGTTGGAAAAATTGGTATTGTCTTGAAGAGAATGTGCGCAGAAGATGGTGTTCTTTCTTCAAGTAACATGTATACAGTTTATATAGACGATACTTTTGTGAGTCTTCACGCACTTGATATGAAACTCCTCTCAGGAATTCAACCATGAAGTATAAAGTTGGTGATCTTGTTACTAGTAGATGGGGAAATATAGATAAACTTGGTTATATTGTTGATATCAATAAGGTATCACAAACGATAACAACAGTTTTCTTTGAAGATACTAAGTTTGAATTCAAGCATACTTTTTCTTATTTTGATTTATATTATAAGGTATTATAACAAATGGACAACTACCAATATCGTGAACTAAAAGATGCTATCAAACGAATTGATGAACTTGAAGAACAGATCAATAAACTAAAACAACTTATTTTGGATTCAACACATTCAAGTGGTCATTTTCAATTGAATAGCAGTAATGAAAGTTTCTTATATACGAAAGTTGGTGATGAGTGAAATATCTTCTACAATCCGGCAGAGTAATGGAAGAAGAAAAACGACATATTACTTCTGCCATCAAGTATCCATACTTCTGGTCATCATATGACGAACTAAAACTGTTTCAGAACAGTGAACTTGTTGTTCCAGTTGGAAGTGTTGAGTTTGTAAAGAAGTATTGCTTATTGAACGATATAACGCTTCCTGATAATATTTCTTATCCATCCGAACTAAAAGGTTTCCTAAATAGAAATGTTTGGAGTGGAGTTTATGGGGAAGTAAAAGAAAACCAGTTTTGTAAGCCAAAGAATACAAAGAGTTTTACAGGTGGGATTAGAGCAGATATTGAAGAAGTCGTAAATCCAGAACAACCTGTTTGGATTTCAGATAAAGTTTGCTTTTCTTCTGAGTGGAGATTTTATATCCTTAATAAGAAAATCCTTGGATATTCAAGATATGATAGTGGGGATGATAAAGCGCAGCCAAATGTAAAAACCGTTGAAGAAATGATCAGTGTTTATCTTTCATCTCCTGTTGGTTATTCTATTGATATCGGTTATGTTGATGGAAAAACAACTCTCGTTGAAGCAAACGATGGCTGGTCTTTGGGTTTCTATCGTTGGGGAAATATGAAGGGTGAAGATTATATCAAACTGATTACCGCTCGTTGGTTAGAAATTGTGAGGAACAAATGAACACAACAACCAACCAACTATTATTTAACTGGATATTAGAAAAACACGGAGAAGGTAAGTGAAAGATCGTTTTCAAGATCAACCTTGGTATATTAAACTTTGGCGATTAAGATGGTATATTCCAGTGCCATATCAAACAGTAAGAATTTATCTGGCAAATAGAAAAAAGATAGATAAAGATTTATATTTTGCTTATAGTCTTGCTATGGGTGAAGCTCATTATAAAATGAAATGGCTTTATTCTTTGGAAGAAGCCAAGAAACTATTAGAAAATAAGAGGAAGAAATGAAAACAGTTACAGATAAAAGTGAAATAGTTGGAAATTGTCTTGTTAAGTTTGGTGCTACTTGGTGTGGCCCTTGTAAAGCAGTTAAGCCAGTTTTAGAGAAGGTCGAAAATACAACAGGCGTAACTGTGTTTGATGTAGATATTGATGAAAGCTCACAGATTGCTGAAGAATTTGGTGTTCGCTCTGTTCCAACGGTTTTTGCCTTAAAAGATGGTCAGCCTGTTGGTATGATCGTTGGAGCAAAAGGCGAATTTGCCTATCTTGATTTGATTGAAAAGCTTAAATGAGGAAAAAATGAAAAGCATTGAACTGTATGGTGATGGTATTGGTAAAGTAGAATTAGTTGATAGTGTTGGAAATGATCTAACGATTGTCAATAGTGCGCGTGTAAGCTTTGGCGTTCATCAAGAAGAACTTAATGATAAAGACAGGAAACTGATTCGTTATCTTATTAAACACAAGCATACATCAACGCTAGAACATTGTTTTGTAACCTTTCGTGTAAAGGTTCCATTATTTATTCGTTCACAGCATCATCGCCATCGCACTTGGTCATATAACGAAATTTCTCGTCGTTATACTGCTGAAAAAATGGAATTTTATCAACCAAACCAATTTCGCACACAACACAAAAACAATCGTCAAGCAAGTAACGAAAATGAGCTAATTAATCCAGTTATTGACGGTAAAGATGCTAATCAGCTCGTTTCGGAACATCACCAACAAAGTTTAGAGCTCTATAATAAATTAATGGAATCTGGGGTTTGTCGTGAGCAAGCAAGAGGAGTATTACCACAAAATCTTTATACCGAATACTATGCTTCAGCAAACTTGAATAATATTCTCAAGTTCATTGAATTACGTTCTCATGAAGGAGCACAATGGGAAATAGTTCAAGTTGCTAATGCTATGTTAAAAATAGTTCAGCAACTTTTTCCAGAGACTATGGCTGCTTATAATGAAGTAAGAAATTCGTGAAATCTACTTTCGGGCTATGATAAAACTGGACAATATTGTAATCGGTGGTAATTTAAAAGCATTACAATTTGCTCTCAAAAAAGGCTATCCAATTCTGTATAAGGAGTTGGATTTGCCTTTTGAGTTTGATTATTTGGATGATAACTTCTCAAAACGAGATTATCAAGAATATATTGCTTTCCTGCTTTCAATGGCAGGATTAAACTATTTTGGAGACAAGATAGAAAATATTTCTATCAAAGATGATATTGTTAAAGTAACTGGTAAAAGAGCGTGGACATATGAATTCCAGTGTAAGAACATTCACGATTTCACAGTAAATGAAAATGCTTATGATGGCTTATATCAAGTAATTGACTGGATTAATGTAAGAAGCTGTGGCCATCATTCGCTCAATCATATTGATAGTGAAGATAGTTTTGTTCAGAAGATTCTTTTTTATCCCTCGCAAAGACAAAACAAATCAAAATTGTATTTTCAATCAGATGTTGAGTATGAGAAAATACCAAAAGATCTTGTTTGTTTGTCTTTCTTGACAAAACAAGAATTGCTTGATGAAGGACACGGCGAAGTTTATTCAAGATTAAAGGCAGTTCAGATGATGAAGGACGCAGGATTAAAAGGTAAAAAGGTTGGCTTCTCGTCAACAGGCAAACCAAGCACCGCTCCAATAAAATTAGAATTTGACAGACGCGAGGTAAAATTTTTTGATTCCAGCCCTGTTTTCGTCGATTTAACAAGTGAAAACAAGTATGTTAGAACTGTTTTAAAGCAGATGTATAAATGGAAGAAGAGTTAGAAGAAAATCCGGTAAGTTATAAGAACAAATTTCACTTGGCAGGCATTATACCAATTGCCACACAGCCATTGGATTTTGGTATGCCTTGGCATGAAAGCTTGATGCCATTAGCACCAAATTATCTTGCTTTTGAACGCTCGATATATGAATGTGCTGTTGCAGGTTGTGAAACAATTTGGATTGTCTCGCACCGTGAAACAACGCCACTTTTAAGACACCGTTTGGGTGATTGGATTTATGATCCTGTTATAAATCCATCTATTCGACGTAAATATAGTCAACGATTCAATCAGCAATTCAAGCAAATACCCATTTACTATGTGCCGATTCATCCAAAAGATCGTGATGTGCGTGACGGTCTTGTTTGGTCTATTTTTTATGGCATAAGAAAAGCATACCACATTTCACACTATTTTAGTAAATGGGTAACACCAAACAAATATTATGTTTCATTTCCATATTCTGTTTATACAGCAGGTGGTTTAAAAGAAAAACGTTTGGATATATCAAGCAAACAAAGCCATTTCCTAGAAACACCAGACGGTAAAACAATTCGTGATGGCGCTCTTGTTGGTTTCTCTCTTGATACAAATGAATATGTTGGCTACTTGAAGAATTTTCGAGAACACGAAAAATTATTGTGGAAAAACGGTGAATGGAAAAACGGCAAGTTTATTGGTGAAAAGCTTCCAACAGGTGAAAGATACACAGGCAGATTTATTAAGCCAGAACAGGTTTTTCATACAGCACCAGTCACAGAAGAAAACACAATAAAACTTAAATGGCATAATGACATAAGCACTTGGGATGGTTACTGTAAGTTTCTTGGTTCAGGGAATAAGCGTTTAATAAAGCGACCAACATTTGGTTTTGAATACCACGAATTTAACCCAATCGGGGTTGATAATGAAATAGAAGTTGGCACGGATGAGGTTGACGAGGAAAAAGAACCGTGATAGAATGGGATTCCGCTAGAATCTGTGCCTAATTATTTAAAGAGGAATAACGTATGACACTTGATTATCAGGCAATTCGAAAAATGACAAAAGAAGTTTCAACTGTTAAGAAACAGGAAGTTCCTTTGACAGAAAAAGAACTAAAACGAGTTCAGTATTATATTGAAGATATTGAATACAATGTTTTAGGACTAGCGGAAGCAGGAAAAGATAAGTTTTCATACGATTGTTCCAAGTTGTCACAAAAGATGTTTCAGGAACTAGCGGTCCAGTTTAAGAACAAGAATCCATTATTTTACGTAACAACAAATTCTGTTACACAATTACTTACTGTTGAATGGCACGGCAAAAACGAAGCTTAAAATTTGAAGTTGGTGATATTGCCATCTATTCAAAGCCAAGAGATTTGGATCCACAACACGTAGACCAATATGCGCCATATTGGATGATTCGTTTACGTTATGCTCGTCCTTTTTACATGGAAGAGGCAAATAACGTTGGAATCATAATGGAAGTTTACCCTTCACAAGACATTTTTCTTCAAAGAAGAAAAGAAAATAATGTGTATATCTGGTATTCACAGCAGACAGGTAAAGAATACATAATGTTCGAAGGTGAGTTGACAACCGGCGAGGAGTATGCTACGATGGGATCCTACACGGACAGCTTCCTAGCAGATCCATTTAAGAAAAAGGCGCGAAATAAATGAAAATCGGTAGTCTAGTCTTTATCAGGGCCACCCAATTTAAAAATCACGTCGGCCTAATTGTGTGTGAAAAAAATCCCGATCTACCAATTAATCATATTATGAAGTTTTATACTGTTCTGACGGGTGATCGCCAGCTCGATTTTCTAGCGTCTGAATTGGAAGAAGTGGATGAAAATTGGCGATCTAGTAGAAATCTTTAATAGTCGTGAGAAATATTCACCAATGACCGAAAGATTCGGTGGAACTATTGGTGTTATCATTGACGTTGTTAAAGTCACAACATTTGCTGACAATTCAGCACCAGCACAAAAATTCGTTGTTCTGTTACAAGATAAGCAGCGCGAATACTGGTTTGACGAAGTAGAACTCAAAGTAATCAACTAACAGGAGTTAAAATGACTGAACGTGTTAAGTCCGTGATTCCGTTTGTGAATCTTCACGGACATTCTACCTTTTCTATTAGGTGAGTAAATGAAATACAAAGTTGGTGATCTTCTTCTTATAAAAGATATTCGTTTTAGTTCTCTCTCTCACCTTCCCCTTCCCCTTCCCCCTCGCCCTCTCCCTCGCCTTCACCCTCTCCTTTGTCTTAATAATACACTTGGTATTATTACCGAAGTTGAAGAAAGTTCAACAGAAAAATATAATGGTTATATTTGGTATTCACAAGTTGATGGGAAAGAATACTATTTCTATGAAGACGAAGTTGATGGTGAGGTGATTAGTTAAATTAATTTAGTACTTTACACACCCATAGAAAAGTTATATCATACTACTTACTCTATGAGTATGTAAGGAGTAGTGTATGATAAAAAATGTAAATTCGGATCTTTCTCACAAAAGACAGCAAGCAAGACATAAAATTTGTAAAAATTGTAATATTGAATTTTGTTCTATAACTCCAACTGGATATAGAACTCCCAAATATGTTTGTTGTACAAAAGAATGTGCGAATTCTTTAATGACTGAAAAAAGAATGGCAAATAATTCTTATGTGAGAACCGAAGAAGCGAAAAGAAAAGAATTTGAGACAAGAAAATTAAAAAATCCTCAATATGGAGAAAAACAAAAACTTCTTTTACAAAAAAGAGAAGCAAGAGGTCTTAATAAATACGACAAGACAAAATATTCACATTGGGCACAAGTACCAGAAAATAAAGAATATCTAAAAAATATTCTTAAAAATAAAGTTGTTTCTGATGCATCAAAAAAATTGATGAGTTTGAGTAGAAAAAAGTTATTACAAGAAAATCCTTCACTTATATATTCAAGTGCTAATGGTGGTAAAAGAAAGGATTTAAACGATTTCTATTTTAGAAGTAATTGGGAAGCAAACTACGCCAGAATATTAAATGAATTAAAAATTGATTGGGAATATGAGAAACATTCGTTTTTACTATCAAATGGAACTCATTATACTCCCGACTTTAAAATAAGTGATAATAAGTTCGTAGAATTAAAAGGATGGTTTGATGATGATTCAAAAGTCAAAATTGAATTGTTTATCAAAGAGTATCCGCAGTACGAACTTGACTTGATAGACGAGGAGAAGTATTATACTCTCCGCAACCTGTTTAAACACAAAATTTCTAACTGGGAAGGAAGATAAAAATGACTGATACAAATGAGAAAGGAGGTTCCAAGGAAAGGCTCGTTTCGCGTATTAAGTTCGTCGGACTTCACGCACATTCGGGCTTTTCCTAATGGAACCATTTTTGATGGTCTTGGCTATCCAGACGAACATATGGATTTTGCCTATGAAAATGGAATGGATGCTCTTGCCCTAACAGATCACGGCACTTGTGCGGGGCTTTCGTATCAGGTTCTTCACGCACAAAAGTTGAAGGAGAAAGGAATTAACTTCAAGCCAATCTTTGGTGTTGAAGCTTATTTCCATCATTCTATCGCAGAATGGAAACAGATCAAGGAAAGCCAAAAGGTTGCCAAGAAGGCAGCAAAGGCTGACGAAGAAGAAGTAACACTCACAGTTGAAGATGAGGGTGAATCAAAGACTTCAAACAAGAATGTCCTGAATAAGCGTCGTCACCTTGTTCTTCTGGCGCAGAACCAAACAGGTCTAAATAATATTTTCACCCTGATTTCAAAGTCATATCAGGGCGATAACTATTATCGTTTTCCTCGTATTGATTACGAGATGCTGAAAGAGTATAATGAAGGCATTATTGCGTCTTCTGCGTGCCTTGGAGGCATTTATGCTGGTGACTATTGGGAAAACTACGAAAGTGGCCCAAAAGTCATTCTAGACGCTATGCGAGAGACAACCAAGAAGATGATGGAAATCTTCGGTGATCGTTGGTATGGCGAACTTCAATGGAATGATTCCAAAGACCAGATGATGTTGAATAAGTATATTATTCAGCTTTCTGGTGAATTTGGTTTCAAGACCATTTCAACAGCCGATTCACACTATCCACGTCCTGAAATGTGGAAGGACCGTATTCTTTACAAGAAGATCGGTTGGCTGAACAAGAAAGATGCTGACAAGGTGCTTCCAGCTTCTGTTGATGAAGTTGGTTATGAACTATATCCAAAAAATGGTGATCAGATGTTTGCGTCATTTGAACACTATTCAAAGATTCACGATATGACGTTTGACCGTGAAGTGGTTCTTCAATCGCTTCACGAAGCACATAATATTGGCATGAACCGTATTGAAAGTTTCTTGCCCGACAATACAGTTAAACTTCCAACTTTCGTTGTGCCAGAGAATTCAACTGCTGACGATGAATTGCGTCGTCTTTCTCTTGTTGGTCTTGCGAATCTAAAACTGCGTGCTCAAAAGAAGCAGGAAGAATATACTGCTCGTCTTGAACGTGAACTTGATGTAATTAATCAAAACAAGTTTTCGCAATACTTCCTTACAATGAAAGCTATTGCTGACAAGGCAAATCAATCTATGATCAGTGGTCCCGGTCGTGGTTCGGGCGCTGGTGCTCTTGTATCCTATCTTCTTGGTATTACACAGATTGATCCGATCAAGTGGGAACTTCAATTTGAGCGTTTTATGCGTTCAAATCAAAAGGATTATCCCGATATCGACTTTGACGTCGCCGATCCAATGACTCTTAAAGAAACTCTTATTAAAGAGTGGGGTATGGATAAGGTTGCGCCAATCACAAACTGGAATACCCTACAACTTAAATCGCTTATCAAGGATATTAGCAAGTTCTACGAAATTGAATTCTCCGAGGTCAATGATGTAACAAGCAAAATGATGCTTGAAGCTACACCACTTGCCAAGCAGAAGAATGGCATC